ATGTCATTAAAAAGAAGAAGCACGGGTGAGTCGCAAATCCCTCATTGACACATGGGGGGTTGAGGTAATCCTTTCCTGCAAGTGTGGGGAAGTGCCGTCACACGGGATGGACTGGCGGCCGGCAAGATGCCCCGTCTGCAAAGAGACAATGGAAACACTTGTCCAAAATCACGACAAATACTACGGAGTAAATGATGACAATGCCTGACCTGCCACCAGCAGAAAAATCAGTAGAGCAACGTAGGGCTCTAAAATGGTGGATTCAACACTGCCACATTCAAGAAGAGAAAATCGGAGAACTTCGTGAAAGTCTTCGTGAACTGCTCCCTATCGTTATGGCTTATTACTCCGAGGAAATCTGGTGTGCTGGTTGGATGGAGAACCTTGAAGCGTTACTGACAACAGATGGAGACCACGGGTACATAAAGCCCGTCGCCAATGCTGCGGGACTTCTCGGCGAAATACCGTTCTGGGACGATGACACCCCCGAAAATGGGGACGGGATGAACATCGGATGGCGAAAATATCCCCTCAAATAGTGTTGCAATTACTCTTAATAAGAGATAAATTGAATGTATGAAAATAAACAACACACACCACAAAGGCACGCCAGTACATGTTCAAGTTATTGGTGACCAAGTAGAAGTATGGGTTTCATCACCCACAGGAGACGCATCAGACTCCTTTACCTACACAATCCCCTGCTTGAATGAGACTCAGGCTCAAAACCTTGCAAACATTTGGTGCGAGACATGGGGACTTCCAATACGCATCCAACTACAAACGGTCTAACCGATAAGAAGCCAGCCTCGTGATTGGGGCTGGCTTTTTTATTTGGGGAGTTCCGACCCTCTACCGAGTTGCCTCATTCGTGAAGCGTATTCCGAGTATGAAACCTTCGGTGGGATTGCCCCGCACGGATACTTTTGCGACTCGTCGCTAGTAACAGCAGTGCAGTTCTTGCAGGCTGTGTAAAAAGGGACAAAGGTTGCCTTCGGGTTGCTGGTTATATACCGCTTCTCCCACTCATGACTGAGGAAGTTGGTCATCTCCTCGCTAACCCGCTTGCTGAACGGGGGAGTCCACTTTTTATGTTCCCACCAGCGAATGCTCATTCTGGCTCCGGGACTCCTGCTTCTTTGGCAATGATTTCATCAACAATCAACTTGGCATACTTCTTACGTAACCGCCACATCTTGACATTCATTTCTTGCATTGCCTTCGTACCGCGCGCTTTTACAGTGATGTCACCGTCGTAGACACCGTACTTAGTGAAAGCAATGTCCTCTAAGTCTGGGGACTCAAACAGGATGTCGGAAATCCACGAGCCCCGTTTGTCCAGAGAAATCATCAGGTCGCAAAGACCCTCTGCTCCAAAGTCGTGGTAAATGCGACCAGCAACAACATCACAAAACGCTCTGCGGTAAAGACCCTCAGCGAGGGACGCAGAACTCATGAAGGTGCTAATGAACTCAGCCAACACTTCGGGTGGAACGCTATTTTCTAATCCAAAGAAAAAATCTTCATCATCGGGTTCCATAACCCCTCCTTACTAGGACATTACCATTGTCCCACTTGAGCCCGTTATGCGAGCGCAAGGATACGGCTTTGTGCTTCCAACTTCTTCTTTGACACCCACGAGTTGAGGTCCATTGATGACATGGCCCTGTCTTTGACCGGGGCCTCTCGGTAGTGGTCAAGGTATTCACCGATTGCATTGTATGCCGACCAACCGTTAAACCCGTAGCCCCCAGCATTTTTATTACTGAGGAACAAACCACGAACCGCAAGATGTACTTCTTCTCGGTTCTTGCGCTGACGTTCTGTCTCGCTTGGTTTCTCGGGGAAGATACCGAAAATTAGTTTATCAAGTTGAGGCGAACCTGTCAATACGGGAATAGAAAGCATTTGTTCCGCCATCTTTTGAAACTCCATAGCCCACTCAACTGAAATGTTTAACACCGTGTGTGCATCTTCTAATGCTGATTCGGCATTACGAGTGTGTCTGGCTGTAAACACGCGCGACGCAGCCCCGAGACCCGAGATGACGGTGTTCTTGCAAACGGCACGAATGGATGTGTTTGCATAAGTAATTGCAGTCTTTCCATCGTGACCGTTGCGAACGAGGATGTATCGCTCAATCTTGTCGTTCACGCCCTTCGGGTCAATAACCAAAGCCCCGAGGTCAAGGCAGGCGAAGAACTCACGACCGCCGTTTAGTACACCACAAGTATCAACGAGTGCGTCGCCCTTGGATGCACCAACGATGGACAATGCTCGCTCCAAGCACTCCTTGTTTTGCTGAACAACAAACCGTGTTCCGACCGTGGCTAGACCATCAAAGGTTCCGTCTTGGTTCACCCTGACCGTTGCCCTGCTGTCTTCAACAATGACGGGACTGCCGTCCGGATTTCTGATGAAGTTACCGTCATCGTCTACTGATGCAACCTTGGTAAGAACGACATCAAAGTCTGCTTCGGCGGCTTCTAGCATCGCCTCTGCTGTCTGCAAGCCTTTCATGGGCTTTCCCAGCCTGTGCCAAGGAACTTCTCGGTCTGCGTATGCCATCTTCGCAGCCCCGCTGCTGGTCATTTCAAGTTCATGTGCCATATCTTTGCCTCTCGGTTAAATCTATCTAACGAGCATAGCACCGCACCCGTCACTTATTGCAACTTTCGGCGCTAGTTACTATTTCTTTCATACCTTCAAGTTATCGGTTATTAAAGGTAATTGCAACCTTTATTCAAGAAAGTTATCCACAGATTTACCAACAGAACGTATGTTCGCTTTGGGATGTAAAAGCATTGAATATTAAAAGCAAAAGCCCCGGAGGGGAACCCCAAAAAAACTTTCCTCAATCAACAACGGTGGCGGAAAGGAATTGTTTAATCGTTTATTTCTTTAAACAATCTACTCATAATCAAATCAGATACAGCATCCGACTCTGTATACGCAACTCCGTCAACTGCCTGGTTAACGACGCCCCGCTTACGTTCAATCAGCGAGTAGATTTCCTCATCAATCGTTCCAGCACACAGCATGTATGTAGCCGTGACTGACGACTTCTGCCCCAATCTATGGCATCTACTGTAGGTCTGGTCTACATCGGCAGGCGTCCATGGGAGTTCCACGAACAGCACGTCTTGAGCCACCTGAAGGTTGTGACCAGTCTTGGCTGCTTGGATGCTCAGCACGATGCACGGGGCCTCTGCAGCCGGCAAAGTCATGAAGAGGTTCTTTTGTTTTTCAATCTCCTCAATATCCATGCCGCCTTGGATTCGTAGATTGCCGAACTTCTTGGCTAATTCATCAACAACATCCCTGTGGTGAGCAGCGATTACGACTTTGCGGCCCTCCGCCACACGGGACTCCACCCACTCAATGATTGCTGGCATCTTTGCTTTTGCTGACAAGCGACGTAAAACCGAGAGACGAACGAGGTGCTGGTTGCTTTCTGCTTTGATTCTCGCTACGACCGCTGCTGAGTTCGGCGACTTACCAAGTTCCAACGCAATCTCTTTAGCGCGCTGTACCAAGTATTCAACAATGTCATCTTCTGCTTTTTTGTATTCACGTAGGCCGGCGGCAGTCCCGTCAACGACGATGGGGTCGTGCATCACGGGTGGCAAATCGGTAAGAACCTGTTCTTTTGTGCGTCTTATGTAACAAGTGGAACGCAGTCGTTCGTTGAGTTCATCAAGATGCGAGTGACCCTCAAGATGCCATTGTCCCCATTTATCTTTGAAGGCAGCGCAGTATCTCCTGTAGAAACCCCACTCCCCACCAAACTTGTCAAGTTGCCCAATGATTTTGAGTTGGCTTGCGTATTCTGCTGGTCGGTTAGTTACTGGCGTACCCGTCAAACACAGAACAATTCCTTCTGGCGGGGCCGTACGTGCAATCTTCACGGCTGACTTGGTTCGCTGAGCGGTCGGGGTCTTGCAGTAATGAGATTCGTCAAAAATGTATGAGCGGTGATTTGACAACTCCTTCTCCCATGCAGTAAGGTTGGAATAACCAACAACGACTATGTCGTAGTCTGTCGGGAACTCCTTGCGGTCAGTAATCACTGCCACC